TTAGTGACAAGGTAAGTAATGAAAATAATACTGCGAACAGCACATACCGCATTATCATACTCTGTAGTTGTATGATCCGAGAAACTTCCCAAGGCATACTTCCATATCCTCCATACTTTATGCATTAGGATTATGTAGGTAATTGATCAATCATCTTTTGTACATTGTCACGAAGACCGTCATAAAACTGGGGATTAATGTCATTTGGTGACATTCCCACCATTGAAGCGGCATTCTTGACTTGTGAGACTAGTTGCTTTGCCTGTGGATCATCTGAGAGTGTAACCCTCATGAACATTGTCTGCTGGAGATCTATCAATCTCATCATCTTTTGCAGTTGCTCTTTTTTATCCTCGACACTAAGCATCAGTCCCATCTTATTAATCTCCAGGTAGAGGTCTTGCATACTCTGCAGTTCCTTTCTTACTACATCTGAATCAAAAAAGTTATTCATAGGTACTGTGCTTGAACTATGCTCTTATATTTACCCGTATCTACACTGAGAAAGGGGTCGTACTTCACTACCTTATTACGTAGTGGCTTCCAGACTATCTCGTCACTGATGATTTTATCAAACTGTGGGATGAAATGGAAGATCTTGTTGAATATTGTGAGGGTCTCGATGCTTATCTTAGCACCTAAGTAGGCTTTGACAAGGGGCGGGTGGACACTTGTGTTAGTGAACAATGCCTCGAAGTCCTCTTGAAGGTCATGGAGAGTGCCTACATCCTCCTTAAACTGGTATGTAAGACTTTCCTTGCGTTTGAGGTAGTCAGAGTAGTTCTTGGCACCTTCTCGCACTAATGTTGCGGGATATACCTTATCCTCTGAGACCATGTTGGCTACAAAAAAATCGCGTAACTCGAAGTCCTTGAACTTCCTTGAGAGTTTGACAAAAAAGAACTTATCCTTACGTTGATCAAAAGATCTCTGGGATGCTTTAGCAGTACCCCCATATTGGAAATAATCGTAGGTGTCGGATGTGAAGTGAAGTTTCAAAGCAAGATACATTTTGTAGACTTCAAATCCTGTCACAGTTTCAACATACCCTTTGATGTTGCCTTCATGTAGTTTAAACGCTGTGCGTCATATTTTAATTTCTCTTTCAGTGGTTTAGATATCAACTTATTGATACCTGTCATCTCTATATTCCTGTCTTCGCAAAACTGTACTACTGCTTCAATGTAGTTTAAAGTAGATTCTTTTACGATCTTCTCTATCTCTACCGAGAACTTGGCTGATGTCATGAAGTTTTCTTCAAAGACCTCATCGATTTTACCACTCGCCATAGTAGCTCCTGTAGGCATCAATGTACTCCTTAAGCTTGCGAGCATACTTAAACTTGTCATAAATTTCAAAAACCTGTGGTTCGCCTGTTTCACAGGCAATAATAGTAACGAGTTTCTTGACCTGTTGACCAGTTAACTCTTGAAACATTATAGCATAAGCTGTCTCTTGTGCAAAGTAGTCGTGTATCCACTCTTCACGTTTGTACTTAGTTGAGGTTTTAAAATCAATTATAGCAAGCTCACCGTTATACTCGGCAATACAATCTACACGTCCTGCCATCTTTAACATCTTAGAAGATAAAGGTGCTTCTAGAGCATGTATATTGTTAATACTATCTAGGTAGGGTTTGATCTGATGGAATAACCCCATGGATAGTGGGTCATCCTTATATTTGCTAATATTTTGATTCAATAAGTATAGTTCACAAAGCTTGTGACACTTATTACCTCTAGTAGATGCCCTCTTAGAGATTTTATTCGCCTCTTCTTCACCAACCCTCTTACGCCACTCCATAATAGACTTCTTTTTAGAATGTCCTATGACAGTAGTAACAGAAGGATAGAAAGCACCTTCAACTTGGTACCTCCTACCCTCCTTAGTAGTTGTTGCTTTTAGATCAGGAAAATCGTGTAAGTTTAAATGTTTAAATTCCAAGGTTCAATTTGCTAATCAAATAAGATTTGACTAGACCAGACCTAACGATATCATCAATATTAAATTGAATACTCTCAAACTCATCCATGTCATCAATGATTTTCTTGAAGTCCATGATACCAGTTTTCTCGTGTGCCTTGATCAAGTCAGTTTGTGCAGCGTCACCTGCAAATATAACCTTGCTATTAACTCCTAGACGTGTAATGATAGAGTCAAGTTCGTGGAAGTTAAGGTTCTCAGATTCATCGACCAATACGATAGCATTATCGATAGTGGTACCACGGATGAATGATGTAGACCAGAAAGAGATGGTTTCCTGTGCCTTAAGGTTAGCATAAAGCATGTCAAATGAATTATCATCTGGCATCTCGAACATATATCTTACCATATTCTTATATGGTATCTGATATAAGTTTGCTTTATCCTCATGGTCACCTGGTAGGAAACCAATCTCTCTAGTAGGAACTAGTGACCTTACAATATACAGTTTATCATAAGGTGTCTTTTCGTCAAGTATCTCCTTAAGAGCAAGATAGATTGTAATAAATGACTTACCAGTACCAGCACATCCAAATAGAAATAGATTCTTATTCTTACCCCATGCATCAAATACCTTCTCTTGGGTAGGTGTGATGGGTTTAATATCTAATAGATGGGTAGAGTGGATAGGTTTGCGTCTCATTTGTCTGGTCGATAATCCAACCATTGTTGGTTTCTTCTTGCTTTTTACAGGCATACTAGATTTTGTCGAATTTAGCGTAAGGATGGTGTTTCTTAACATTATTCAAGCGATCCTTGAAACCTTGCGGAAGCTTGTTCTGATAATCACCTATCTCACTGATAGATGACATAGTACCAGCTTGCCAGTTCTTCTCCCATTCGGGATTGTCGGATCTCCATTGCTCATACTGAGCAACAGTCATGGTGAATTCTTTTTCCTCACCTGTATTGTAATTCTTTACTGCATAATTTGGCATCATTTAAACTCCCAATTCAAAGCGTTTGTACAGATAGGAAACTGTTGTTTAAAGATCTTACGTACCTCTTCAACTAAATCCATATGTTCTTTTTGGGTACCGTGTGCAGACCTCAATTCTATATAGTGGATCCAAGATCGTACACTACCTGTCATATAGATTCGGGTAGGTGTTGCTAACGGGAGAACAAATCTCGCACACTCCTTCGCAATACCTGAAGCGAGGAGTTCATTGTAAAGATCCATCGCTTCAACGAAATGTTCTGCAATCTTTTCTTGAAGGTCTTGTTTCTTGTTCGGTGGTACGTCATCTGTACTATTCTGCCTATTCTTAGTGTCCTGATGCCTAAGATCAAACATAGGAATCTCATCTGCCAACAGGTTAGTGTCAGCATATCTCTGTGAGAATTCTTGGAATGTAAAAGATCTATGTCTTAATATTTGTGCAGCAAGACCTCTAGTTGTCTCTATCTCGACTGTCATGTGAGCCTGCTCGAAGACTGACCAATGACCATGCTTTATGCAGTAACCTAGTAACCCTGCTACTGCTGGATTTCCTTGGTTGTTTGGATTGCTCACTCTTGCTATGTAACCCATCTGCTTTTCTGCTTCTGGGGTCACTGTCACTAGCTTTACGTTCATCTTGTTTTAATTTCTCACGTTTTTTAATAAATTTAGCATACATTACATCCTGTTTGCTATACCAATCAGGATGTTTCTTCGCCAATTTGATGATTCTCTTGGCTGCTTTCTTGTCCTTCATTAGGAGTTATTTCGTTAGTGTGTTTGTATAGAGATTCAAACAACGTATCCGCTAGCCCATCTATATCGTAATCTTCAACATCTTCGTTGAAGAGCCAATCATCCTGCTTCTTTGCTTTAACCTTAAACAGATCAGTTACCTGACTTGAGATAAGACTTTGAATCGAACTGTTGGGGTCTAATTGTTCCTCTACAGAATCCGATGGCTTTGAGTTTGTTCTTTCCGAGTTTGTCATAATAGCAATCGAAAGTATCTACCTTAGAACCCATGACAATATCATAGGTATCTACTAAATGCTCTCCATCCTTCTCTAAATCCAGATAATGAACAAGTAATGCATTAGTGGGTAATTTCTTATTCATAGATGCTTCTATTTTACAAGCAATATTAAGGATAGTTATACTATACTGTGCAGCAGTATTCTGAACGTCATCATTACTTGCCCAGATCATCCACGATTACCCCATTCTATTGAAGGGAATGCTTCAGATACAACCTGCTTAGTAACTCTATACTTAGATTGGATGTCTTTGTTACATGCAAGTATGACCAATTCTGCTTCATCAGCATGAAGACCTTCTAATAACTGAACATATAACTGTTCACGTTTCATCCCTTTAATGGTACTATCTCCACCCTTAAAGAATCTATAGAAACCACGATACTCATTATCTAAACGAGTATGATCTGTTCCTGCGGGTGCATCACTAGCCCTATATGGTGGTGCTCCTTCTGGTAGAAGGAATTTAAGTGATTCATCAAAATTAATGATTAGAATCGCACGAAGTCCTGGATTATTATACTCTAGAAGGATATCAACTTTTTCCTTTTTGGTTTTAGCTGATGAGACCTTTTGGAGTATCTCAGTTAACAACGCATCGTTAGGTAATTTTTTGGGTGCCATTTCAATTCAAGTTTTACTGTTAATTATATCACTCCTCGGCATCTTCGTCAAGGTAATCGTCAATATCCGCAAATTTAACTGCAAGCAGTTCTTCTTGGATATATGCCCCATTACCATCTAAGAATTCGGGGTGAAGATTGTTCATCTGTCGTTTGAGTGTATGAGTGTCTACAGTAGATTTGTAGATCCATCCAATCACTGCTCCTAGCACTAGGGTAAAAAACATACCCA